CTTCAACAAGATTACAAAAGGTGGTCTCCCAACTAAGACATTGAATATTGCACTTGCTGGCACTGGTGTTGGTAAGTCGTTGTTCATGTGTCATGCTGCCGCAGGTTGTTTGTCTCAAGGTCATAATGTGTTGTATATCACACTTGAAATGGCAGAAGAACGAATCGCAGAACGAATCGATGCTAATTTGCTAAATATTAGTTTGAATGAATTGCAAACAATCAGCCGTAATGACTACGAAAGAAAGTTTGAAAGTCTCCGTAGCAAGACACATGGTAAACTAATCATCAAAGAGTATCCAACTGCTAGTGCATCTGCATTACACTTTCGTGCTTTGCTGAATGAGTTGGCATTGAAAAAGAGTTTCAGACCAGATATCATCTATATTGACTATTTGAATATTTGTTCATCTGCTCGTATCAAACCAGGTGGTAATGTGAACAGTTATACTTACATTAAATCTATCGCAGAAGAACTCCGTGGTCTTGCTGTTGAGTTTAATGTACCAGTTGTTTCTGCAACACAAACAACTCGTTCTGGTTATTCAAACTCCGATGTTGACTTGACAGACACAAGTGAATCGTTTGGTTTGCCTGCAACTGCCGACTTTATGTTTGCGTTGATTAGTACCGAAGAACTTGAAGGTCTGAATCAGATTATGGTCAAACAATTGAAGAATCGTTATAGTGACCCCAACTATTACAAACGATTTGTCGTTGGTATCGACCGTGCAAAGATGCGACTGTATGATGCAGAACAAACTGCACAAGAAGGTATCTCCGATTCTGGTCAAGAAGATACACCGCCTCTGAATACATTTGGTAACAGAGAACGAGGTTTGACTAATAAATTTGATGGTATCAAAGTATGAGTATAGATTATGTTTCTTATTTCGATGATGTAATTGCACCAGAGTTGTGTGATGCCATCATTGAAAAGTTTGAGAACAGTCCTGAACACCAACAAAAGACCTATTATGAAAATCATAGGTCGTTTACAGAGATTAATCTGACAAAACATCCTGAATGGAAGTTGGTGCAAGAACAACTACATCATGGTATCATGTATGCGTTGCCGTATTACAAGAGACAATGGAAGATTGACGAACAGTTAATGTTTCCTGATAATCATGGATGGGAACAGTTTCGTATGAAACGATATCTTCCTGGTGAAGATGAATTTAAGTTTCATGTTGATGTGCAAGACTATGCAAGTGCAAGGAGATTCTTGGTTGCATTTTTCTATTTGAATGATGTTGAAGTTGGTGGTGAAACTATCTTCCAAGATACAAAAGAATCGTTACCAAAAATGTTTGTGAAACCTAAAACCGGTCGTCTGATTGTGTTTCCTGCTTTGTGGACACACCCACACATTGGTGCTATGCCAATTAGTGGTGCTAAGTATATTGTAGGAACTTATTTACATTATGTCTAATCTAACTAAAGAACAAGCAATTCATTGTGCGAATGTATTCTCAAACTACTTTGATAGATTTGAGAGAATCGATGATTACATTCGTGACCAAAAACTAAACAGTCTGTCAGACAGACCACCTGGTTTGCCAGGTATGGGACCTGAAGATGATTTGTTTAGTGACTTTACCATGCACCCAAAGGACATGGAGTTTGAACTCGTTGAACTACCACAAGACACTTGGGACATTTATCTCAATATGATTTCTAGTCACTCTAACATGACCAGTATTCCCGGTCGTTGTTTGAGATTGGCAGTCTTAGAAAAGAAAACTAAGAAGTGGGTCGGTTTTATTCGCCTTGGTTCTCCTGTTATCAATATGAAACCTCGCAATGAAATGTTGGGTGGTGTATTCACACAAACGCCAGAAGCATCTAAGGCATTTAATCACACATCGATTATGGGTTTCGTTATCGTGCCAAGTCAACCATTTGGTTTCAACTATCTTGGTGGTAAGTTACTTGCTGCTATCTGTTGTTCACATGAGATTAGAGAAATGTTGAACAAGAAATACAAGATGAACACCTGTTTGTTTGAGACTACCAGTTTGTATGGCAGTTCTAAGGCAGCATCACAGTATGATGGTATGAAACCTCTGTTGAGATTCAAAGGTTTGACTGACAGTAATTTCATTCCAATGATGCATGGCAAACCATATGAAGATTTGAAAACATATGTTGAAGATGCCATTGGTGTGTTTGTACCAGAAGATGCCTCTTCTCGCAAGATGAAGATTTCAAACACAATTATTGCCATGACAAAGGCCGCACTCAAAGGCACACCAGAAGGTGAGAAGTTTGCCAAGACTATTGAGAACGCTTTGTCGTTAACGGAGAAGAAACGCTACTATGCATCGAATTATGGTTTTAGTAATTTTGCTGATGTTGTTATGGGCAGGTCTGACACCCTTATTCCAGACAAAGAAAACTACGACAAATTCTATCTGGAGAACATTGTAGAGTGGTGGCGCAAGAAAGCGACAAACAGATTTGAAACTTTAGTATCAGAGAATCGAATCCGCAACGAAATAGAAGTCTGGACTGGCGAAAAAGAACTTGACATTATCAGGTAATCCTGTTAGCATAAATACTCAGTTAGTTAATCAACGGATATAACATGAGTAAAATCAAAGCAGACGCCATTACAAAAAACAATGACACGGAACAGAAACAGTCCGGTGCAGGTGCAGAAGTTACTGCACTAGCAGAATCATTGCAAGCATATGCTTGTGCGACACGCCAGTTTTTGGGTAAACCATTGACTGACATTTCACAGGTGACACAGAAAACTATCGCTGATGCGGATTGTGACAGAACACTAGCAAAGTGTATGGCAGGTTTAGATGAACAATGGTTTTATAGTATTGTTCTTACTGCAAACAAAATCTTTGAAGAAGTTCCTGATGCCGCAACAGGTAAGAAATACAAGTTCTATCGTGGCGGTAAGTTCGTAGATTCTATCTACGATGAGTGGAGAAAGTTTAAAAAAGGTAGTGGTATCACCGGTGACGACAAATGGAATCCTGCTGATATCTGGATGGTGAAGAAAACTCACAAACATCAATATGGGTTTGCAACATTGAGTGAATATAATTTATACATGTATAATGCTTTTGCAACAACAGATTGCATCGGCATTTCATTGAAGAAATTGGAGAAGAATGGTCAACCACACTCTAAGATTTTCAATGCAGGCAAACCTGTTACAGCAAAATACACTGGCATTAAACTTGGTCAAGTTATGACTGATTCAAAAGACATTTACATTCAATATCAAACAGAAGGTAAATCTGGCGAAGTTCAGTTGAGAAATTTCTCCTCACGACCTGTTCCATCTTCATGGCAAGGTGAGATTAAAGGTAAGGCTGCCGCAGGTGGTAAGATTGGTGGTGGTGTTATTTTTGAAGGTGCGCTAGAAGTTGGTGTTAAACGAGCAAGTCTCACTATGCCTTCTCAAACACCGATTGAAAAACCTACTGAAGCGGATTTTAAAAGATTTGCCACAATTTTTAAAGAGTTATCTGGTAGTAAAGATAAACTTGAATCTCTGATTACACTAGCAAAAGCAGGACACAGAAAAGATAAGACCTGGTGGATGTCAAAGTTTATTGGTTTGGATTTGGTCTATACTGTTCAAAAAGCAGGTAAGATGAACGAGTTGTGTTCATTTATTTTCCAATATGCATCATCAGCAACAAAGAATAGTTGCATTTTCATAAAGTATAGTTAATATGAAATTCAAAGAATTTTTAACAGAAGCAACCAAAGAGAATAAGAATGTCCACCTTGAACATATCGAGGACGAAGTTCTTAATGGTGGTGTAAATGGTGCGAGAAGTGCCATTAATTTCTTACAGGCACTAAGAGATATGCTTGCGGGTCACTCAGACACCAAAGTAAATGTCACAACAAAATGGGATGGTGCACCTGCAATCTTTTGTGGCATCAATCCAGAGAATGGTAAGTTCTTTGTTGGTACTAAAGGTGTGTTCAACGCAAACCCTAAGTTGAATTACACAGACGAAGATATTGATAACAATCACCCATCACCAGGTTTGAATAACAAACTCAAGGTCGCATTAAGATATCTACCAAAACTTGGTATCAAAGGTGTCTTACAAGGTGATATGATGTTCTCCAAAGGAGATATCGATAAACAAGTTATCGATGGTCAATCATACATCATCTTCCAACCTAATACGATTGTCTATGCCGTTCCTTCTGATACTAAGTTGGCACAGACTATGCTTGCCGCACAACTTGGTGTGGTGTTTCATACATCATACACCGGTCGCACAATGCAGGACATGAAGGCATCATTCAACATTGATATTGGTCGTTTGTCACCAACTAAAGATGTTTGGTTCCGTGATGCATCATTTACAGACGCTTCTGGTTCTGCAACATTTACCGAACAAGAAACAAAACAACTCACAACGATTCTATCTCTTGCAGGTAGAACATTTCAATCTATCAACGGTGGCACTTTACAAAGACTTGCAACCAGTGATGTTATTCGCACCTATGTTAAGACATTCAATAACACCAAAGTGCGTGAGGGTGTTGTAATCAAAGACACCAACAAACATGTTTTAGAATTGATTCGTTGGGTCGAGGCTAAATTGAATAAAGATATCTCTGATGCCAAGAAAGAAGAAACGAAACAAAAACGAATCGCTGAAAAGACAGAGATTATGCGTTTCTTCCGCACCAATGCAACACAGTTGAGATTCATTTTCGATTTACAAAACTATTTGATTGATGCAAAGTTAATGATTGTTCGTAAGTTGGAAAC